AAGAATAAAGATAGTAGGGACTTTCCTTATCGTCTTAGCATAGGATCAAGTAAATGGGGATTGAAGAAACATCATATGAATCCTCAGTATTATTTTGCTGTGCCTACAAATGTTACTAGTAAAGGGATGAGTGTAAAGAAGTCACCTTTTATGGGTATATGGTTTTATCAAGTTGGTGGGGTGTGGTCCTACACAAAAACTCCTTCAGTGTGGGTAGGCTAATGAGTTTTTTGAAAAACGTAATTAAGGAAACGGGTAACGAATATGGTACAATTGTTAGCGACGGTCTTGCTACTGCTGATGTGTCTGGTTATGTCGATACTGGGAGCTATATTTTTAATGCTCTTTGTTCCGGTAGCATTCATGGTGGGCTACCTCAAAATAAAATTACTGCCATCGCCGGAGAGTCAGCAACAGGCAAAACGTTTTTTGTCTTAGGAGTATGTAAGGCATTTTTAGATGACAACCCCACAGGCAATGTAGTATTCTTTGAGAGTGAATCTGCCATTAGTAAGGACATGATTGAGAGTCGTGGCATTGATTCTTCCCGTATGGTAATACTACCAGTTACAACAGTACAGGAGTTTAGACACCAATCTATATCTGTATTAGAAGCCTATGAAAATGATGAAGAAAGACCTCCTTTGTTGATGTGTCTTGATAGTCTAGGTATGTTATCTACTACAAAAGAGATTGAAGATACAGAGGCAGGTAAAGAAACCAGAGACATGACACGGTCACAGATAGTTAAGGCTACTTTCCGTGTACTGACATTGAAGTTAGGCAAACTTGGTGTGCCTTTGATCCTGACTAACCACACCTATGATGTGATTGGTTCAATGTTCCCACAGAAAGAAATGGGTGGTGGTAGTGGACTCAAGTATGCTGCATCAACAATCATCTACCTGTCAAAGAAGAAAGATAAAGACGGCACAGAGGTCGTAGGCAACATCATCCATTGTAAGACATACAAATCTAGACTTACAAAAGAAAACCAGATGGTAGACGTTAGGCTGTCTTACACGAAGGGTTTAGACAAGTATTATGGTTTGTTAGAGTTGGCAGTAGAAGCTGGTATCTTTAAATCAGTATCGACTCGTATAGAACTGCCTGATGGTACAAAACAGTTTGGTAAGACGATCAATAATAATCCTGAAACATATTTTACTGAAGAAGTAATGACAAAGTTAGAATTAGAGGTGTCTAAAAAATTCAAGTATGGATAATTATATTAAAGTCTATGATGATGTTATAGATGAGGTGTCATGTAGAACTCTGATAGAAAAGTTTGAGGATTCCCATGAGCATTTTGAGACTGTACACCACGAAGATGGTGATGAATCTATTTCCTTTAAACAAATAACATTAGTTGAGCATGAAGAATGGAAGTCTGTGCAGGATGGAATGTTAGAGGTTTTTCAAGATTATATTATGCACTATAAGATTGATTGTAATATAACGACAAAACAATGGCCAAATTCATATGGTTATGAAGCTATAAGAATGAAACGATATCTTGATAATGACTATGATAGATTTGATCCCCATGTTGATGTTATGAATTATGAAACTGCACGAAGATTTCTTGCCTTCTTTATCTATGTAAATGACGTAGAGGAAGGTGGCGAGACCGAGTTTGTGAATATTAATAAGCCTGGTACATATATTCCATATAAAGTACAGGCAAAAAGAGGACGACTGTTGATGTTTCCACCTACATGGCAATATTACCATGCAGGTTTGAAGCCAGTATCAGGTATGAAATATCTTTTACATTCGTATTGTCATTATGGCTAAACACTATTCATATTATTATGTGACACACAAAGAATCTCAACAACAGGGTTATAGAATTGGGGAAGGTAAATATGCTGGTGTAGTATGGAATTATAGAGATGTCAAATTTCCTATGTATACGGATGAAGGTCTGATGATAGATCCAGATAGGGCTGAGGAGATTCCCTTGACATTTGAGTATGAAGTGTTGTATAATCCAACAGATGAGAATTTAACCACCGGCGAGTTTGCAGCAGCTGTGGGTGATATATTATTGAATATTATTGATGAGAGTTTAGATAGTGACAGAATTGAATTTAACACAGAGAATAGAAACGACGATACTGAGTAGTCTGATTCATAATGAGGAATACACAAGAAAGGTAATCCCATTTGTAAAGCCTGAGTATTTCCAAGACGGAATTGAAAAGGTTATTTTTCAGACGATTGAGAGATATACTAATAAGTATAAATCAACTCCCAATATCGAAACCCTTGTTATAGATGTTCAGAAAGTTTCTCTTAATGAGGAACAGTATAAGGGAGCGTTAGAATATCTAGCTCAAACTATATTTGTTCCAGAAGCTGATCAACAGTGGTTGTTAGATGAAACGGAACGATTTTGTAAAGATAAGGCCATCTATAATGCCATCCTTAATGGTATTCATATCATAGATGGTAAGTCAAAAGAACATACACCCGAAGCCTTACCTTCTATTCTGACCGACGCATTGGCAGTATCATTTGATACTCATGTCGGTCATGATTATATAGAACAATCTGATGAACGATATACTTATTACCATGAAGTTGAAGATAAGATTCCATTTGATCTTGATTTCTTTAACAAGATAACCAAAGGTGGTCTCCCACCTAAGACTTTGAATGTTTGTCTTGCAGGTACAGGTGTAGGTAAATCGTTGTTTATGTGTCATGTAGCTGCATCGTCATTACTTCAGAACAAGAATGTATTATACATCACAATGGAGATGGCAGAGGAAAAGATTGCCGAACGTATTGATGCCAACCTGATGAATATATCGTTAGAAGATTTGCACGATCTTCCAAGACGTATGTATGATAGTCGTATAGATAAGATCCGCAAAAAGACAACAGGGAAGCTGATCATCAAAGAGTATCCAACTGCATCTGCACACTGTGGACATTTTCGTGCCTTGCACAGTGAACTCTTATTGAAGAAACAGTTTCGTCCAGATATAATCTTTATTGATTATATAAACATCTGTGCATCTAGCCGATTCAAGTATGGTAGTAATGTAAACTCGTACACATATATCAAAGGTATTGCAGAGGAGATGAGAGGACTTGCTGTAGAGTTAGAAGTGCCATTGGTGTCTGCAACACAGACTACCAGACAAGGTTTTGTGTCAACCGATATTGGTTTAGAAGATACATCAGAATCGTTTGGGTTGCCGGCAACAGCTGACTTGATGTTTGCATTGATATCAACTGAAGAACTTGAAAGTTTGAATCAGATGTTGGTGAAACAATTGAAGAATAGATACAATGATCCGACAGCCAATAAGAGATTTATTATAGGTGTAGACAGAGGTAAGATGAAACTCTATGATGTGTCACAGAAGGCACAGAACGACTTGGTTGATACAGGTCAAACAGATGCAACAAATCTAGAAGATAGATTTTCTGACTTCAAGATTTAATCTTTTGCAATAACAAAACGAGCTGACTTTGCCATTCTAGATCCAGTATATTGAAATATAGCTCTACACACATTATCTTGTTCTTCTCCGGCAGGAGCTTTAAAGTATGTGGTCATTTTCTTTCTTATTTCATTCATAGTTGTTAGTGCGCTAATAGCTCCCATATCATCATTGAATTGTTTTGCATCTTTGTTATTTCCTTTTTTACCTGAGGCATAAAGTTCTGCACCACCGCCAAACTTTATATATTTTTCTGCATCTGCTTTAAATTTTTTCATTCCTGCATTCCATGTTCTTTGGAAATCTCCTGAAAACCCTCCAGTTCCTTCAACAGAATCTATAAGTTGTATAAAGAGCGGAATACTTGCGACTTGACCACCCATGGCAGAGGCACCATCATATTTTAATATCATTTTAATGCCACCGCTCGGTTTGCCACTACTGGCTGGGGTAGCTCTGAAGTGTAATACTCCTTTTTTCTTACCAGATTTTATGTTTATATAGATATCTCTACCTCCAGAATATGGTTTTGTCCATTCAAAAGATGTTGCCGTTGCTTTATAAGAACCTGTCATTCTTTTCCAAGATGTGTTTACACCTAAACAGAAAGTTTGAGCCAGTAATGCATTTTCAGCCTTTCTGCTAAAGTTTACCTTTTCAATAATTACATGGTTTGTAACCTTTTTAAGTGAAAGTGGAAGTAAATCTCCTGATAACATTAAGTCTTTTACCGTTCTATTTAGAACTGCAAATGTTAAATTATCTTTTTTTGTTTGTGGGTCCTCAAGAAGTTTCTGTAAAACTCTTTTAGATTTATTTGAGGCAAAATATATATCGGCAGGAGTCCATTTATTAATATCTCCAAAATAGGTTCCCGATGCGCCTACTACTTTTGCTGATTGGGCATTGGCAGATTTAAATAAAGCTGCCAGCACCTTCATTATATCCTCATCTCCATGTTGATAAAATAAATTTTGCCAGCCTGGTCTTTGTATCTTTGCAAAATCATTATCAATTTTTTCAATCTCATCAATTACTTCTCTTGCAATCAGTAGAGATGAAACAAACCAACTTGGTTTCTTGTTTACATAATTTATAATTTGGGCTCTTGATTTGGTGGTGTTGACTTGATTTCTGTCATAACCTTCTTTAATTATATCACCATATTCTTTAAAAAATGCTTTAGAATCCTTACTACTCATATAAGGAGTAAATTGTTTTTTAGTTTGAAATGCACCTAACCTATCTGCTATATAGCAAAACATTGCCTGTGCGCCTTCAGCCTCATCTGTTGCAGCTATAGTCATAGCACTTCCTCCTGTGTACTATATATTTATGATAAAATTACAATATACATAAATATTGATAATATGTTAGTTGACCTCGACTTCAAAATGTGATATAATATAAAGATAAATGCAAAACTTTCTACAATTTTTAACTGAAGATAAGAATACACACCTTGAGCATCTTGAGGATG